GAGGACTCAGACGACCAAGCACGTTCGCTCTACACGATCGAGCGGGCACAGAGGCTGATCGCCGACACAGCCCACGAGCAACAGCCCGAACAGCCCGAACAGCCCGAACAGCCCGAACTACAGCCCGGCGACCGGGTAGAGTTCACCGACCCCGACGGCCGGTACTACAGTGACGGCCACGAGCGGGTGATTGTCCCAACGCCAGAGGGCCTGATCGCCCAGGAGGGCGACGTGTTCTACACGAGCACGAAAGCGAGCGGGGCCTTCCGTACCCTGGCCAGCGGTCTGAGGAAAGTGACCAACCAAGGAGACGAACAGTGAAGGCGAGAGCGCTGGTGTGCTCGATCGGGCTACACCAGGAGTGTGACGGCTTCGCCCCCAACGAATCCGACTACCCGTGTTCCTGTTCGTGCCACGTCGCAGATCAGAAGATCAACCAACCACAGGAGCCTTCATGAACACCACAGACCGGGCCAACCGGACGCTGAACGCAGCGAACACGTACCTTGAGGACCCCTCTAGCTCTACTCTGGAGGACCTGCTCCACGAGTGCCGGGAGCTACTAGAGGAGCACACCCCGGCGAGGTTGCCGTACAAGTGGCCGAGCGGCGTAACCGCACCGGGGATGAAGTAGCCGCACAAGTAGACGGGTGTGTTAGTCTGCCTGTCATGAAGGTAGAGACCCCGCTCGACCCGCTGTACGAGAGGCTGCCTCAACTACCGCAGACCTCCAAGAAGCGGCAGGCGATTGCAACGGCTAGCCCGTTGCTGTTCGCCATGCACACCAACCCGACGATCGTGGCGTATGACCACATGCGGTACCTGGATTCCCACCTCGTGGCTCTGTGCAACATGCAGCTGTACCCCAGCGGGCCGGGTCCCGAACCGGAGGTGTGGTTGCGAGTCAAGGAGGGCAAGGGCAAGTACCGGTTGTCTGGCGTGGGCTACGACCAGGTTGTCAGCGATGAGGCGTACTTCTCAGACGAGATGATCCTGTGCCGACCGGGCAGCGCACCTGACCGCAACCCCGAGCGGTGTGCCAACGAGGACCTCGTGGTGACCCAGCTGGCCATCGCACAGCCACCCCGTACCGGCAAGAGCATGCTGGTCACGGAGAACCTGCCACCGTGGTTCCTGTTGCGGTACCCGAAGGCGTCTGTGGTGGTGTCCACCTACAACCAGGACTTCGCCGATACGTGGGGACAGAATCTCCAGGACATGATCTCCGAGCGGGGCAAGTGGTTTCCGAACGCCAGCGACGGCCAGGCCCTCTCTCCGCTGTCCAGCACGCAGAAGCACATGAGTTTCCGGCCGGGCAAGGACCGGGGTGACGTGTACTTCCGAGGTGTAGGCCGGTCTCTGACCGGTATCGGCTACAGCCTGGGCATCATTGACGATCCGATCAAGGACCAGGACGAAGCGTTGTCGGTCTCGGAACGCAGCCGCAAGAAGAACTGGTACACCTCGGTGTTCTCGAACCGTAAGACGCAGCAACGAGGCATGCCACCGGTCATCGAGATCATGATGTTCACACGCTGGCACGAGGATGACCTGGCCGGTGCCTTCGTGTACGACGAAGACGGGGACACTCCGAGGGACGGATGGTGTGTCATTCGCCTCCCTGCCCTCGCCGAGGAGGACGATCCGCTCGGCCGGGAGCCCGGACAGAGCCTTTGCCCGCAGATGGCCCGCCGTTCGTTCCTATTGAAGGAGCAGGAGAAGGACCCGACGTGGTTCTCGTGCCTGTTCCAGGGCCGACCGACCCACCAGACGGGCTCAATGTTCGCCAAGACGTACCAACAGGTGGGTTTGCCCGACGAATACCACCATTGGTGGCCAGGAGAGGGCACTGTTCGCTACCACGGGCGGGAAATTCCGGCCGATGACATGCTCTACTTCGCCACAGTTGACACTGCAACGTCAAAGAGCACGAAAGCGGACTACTCAGTGGTGTCGATGTGGGGTTGGAACGCCGAACACGGCAAATTGGTGCTGATCGACTACGACCGGGACCGTGTTTCGAGCGAATCTCACCGAGAATGGCTTGGAAGGTTCCTTCACGGCCACTCGAAGGGCTGGAACCTGCTAATGCACCCCATCGAACCCATGTTCGTAGGCATTGAGGACAAGACTTTCGGTACTGCGTTGATCAACGAGCTACGAAAGCACGAACCGGGCATGGTTGTGCTCCCGATCCCCGCCGACACGGACAAGATCACCCGTGCAACCCCGTATGCGGAGGCTGTTCGGGGGTCCAGGGTGCTGTTTCCCCTGCCTGCTGGGTTCCCGAAGGCCACGGTGTGGGAGAACGAGCACGTGAAGTTCCCTCGGGGCACCCACGACGACATGGTCGACACGGGTAGTATGGCTTGGACGGTTGGCCAGCGGTATGACTACACTCCTGAGCAGGCCGCTCCCGTTCCTGACCTGTCCCGGCACGAGAAGGCCCAACGCCAGCTCCGCCGTGGACGGGGAGAGGGCATGCACGACTACGACCTGATGAGGACCCTGATATGAGCTACGTGAAACTCCCCGAGTTCGACCAATACAGCATCACGCCCACCGTGTGCTTCGTGATGGGCGTGCCCCGCCAGAAGTACGAGAAGGTCGTGTTCCGGCTGGGACACACCGACGGGGACCAGGGGTTCGTGGAGATCAGCGAGCAGGTTGTGCGCTCGATGGCCGCTGACCTGGGCATGAAGGACGAGAAGGCCGTGGGCAGGGCGCACCAGAAGCACAACGACACGGTGTGTGAGCTACGGGAGGAGATCGAAGGCCTCCAGGAGATGGTTGACCAGCTGACGGGCAACAGCCCGACGGTTCGTCAGCTCTCACGGGAGCTGGACTTCGCCGAGGCCAAGGCCGACGACGCCATTCGCCAGTTCCAAGAAGCCGAGCGGCGGATCAAGGAGCTAGAGGCGGAGGAGGCGGAGTGACCACCGTCATAGTTGTCCTCTCTGTGGTGGTGGCCGTGCAGTTCGTGGTCATCTCCCTCATCTTGCGCTCGACGATGGCAAACGTACGTAGTCTGCAGGCCGCAGCGCTGGCCAGCACCAACCCGCAGGCCGCTTTCGCCTACATGCAACAGGAAGCTGGTGACGAACGCAGCCCGGACATGATGCTCGACGACAGCGTGCAGTCTGACTACGACGCAGCCCACACTCTCGTAGGTCTGGCGTAACTGACGGATTGGCGGTAGGCTCATCTGCCTATGGCTCTTGTGAAGGACCTCTACGTGGAGGCAGCGAAGGACACTCGGCGTGTGAGCCGGGACTACTTCTACAACGCTGCCTTCCTCTCGGGAAACCAGTGGATCTACAACGATCCGGTTCGCAACACCCCGAAGGAGATGCCGGGGGACCGCCGAGTCCGGGGCACCTTCAACCGAATGGCCACCAACCACCGTGCCCTGCTCTCGCACCTAACTCAACGTGAGATGACCTTCGAGGTCCCGCCCAACGGGGCTGACGATGCCAGCGTTCACGCTGCACACATCGCCACTGAGGTTCTGTTCCACTTGCACTCCGAGCACAACTGGGAACGCAAGCGGGAAGAGGTCGGCACCACGATGCTCAAGGGTGGCACCGGTGCCATTGCCCTGGACTGGGACGTGACCCGCAACGACAGCGTCGAGACCGTGCTCTCGATTGCCGAGTTCGTTGTGGAGCCCGGAGCCCGTGACTCCGAGCGTGCTCGGTGGTGGATCAAGGCCCAGCTGTTGTCCCCCGGCGAGGCCAAGGCCGTGCTCGACCTGGAGGAGAAGCCCCCGGCCGACGCCACCAACGGTCTCAACCCGCTCCAGCGCACAATGCTCTCGTCTCACATGGCCACACTCGGCCAGGAGAACGACCTCACCCTCGTGCTCACGTACTACGAGCGACCGAACCCCGAGAATCCAGACGGGCGGTTCCTCGTGGAGGTGGACGGCGAGATTGAACAGGAGGGCAAGTGGCCGTTCCCGTTCACCGATCGCCTCAACCTCGTGGTCGGCACCGAGACCGTGGTGGAGAACCGCTGGTTCGGCGAGACCGTCTACACCCAGGCTCGTGCTCCGCAGGTCATGCTCAACATCTCGAAGAGCAACCTGTCCGAGCACCTCCGAGATGCAAGCATCGCTCGACTGCTCGTGCCCCACTCGGCCATCCGTGTGATGGAGAACCTGGACAGCATTCCCGGACACATGTACCCGTTCCCTGACGGAGTCGAGAAGCCGAGCTGGCTCAGCCCCGCCCAGCTTCCGGCGTGGCTCCAGCGTCTCCCCGACGACTATCGCCAGGACGTGGACGACATCATGGGCGTGCAGGATGCTTTCCGTGGATCGGCCCCTGGCCGCATCGAGTCCGGTACCGGCGTGGCCATCCTCGTGGAACAGGCCACCTCGCCGGTCACACGACTGGTCAAGGAGATCGCCGGTATGTTCTCCCGCATGGCACAGATGGAGCTACAGCTTCACGAGAAGATGACCAAGAACAAGCGCTTCGCTGTCATCGACACCGACGCCGGTCCTCTCAACATCGAGTGGAAGGGCAGTGACATCGCTGGCCAGCACTTCGCCAAGGTTCCTCTGGACTCCATCATCCCCCGCTCCCGTGCAGCACAGGAGGCCATGGCCACCAAGATGCTGGAGATGGGACAGATTCAGACGATGGCCGACTACGCCCGTGTTGCTGACCTGCCGAACCGCAAGTCGCTCATTCAGCACTTCGAGCCCAACGTGGCCAAGGCCCAGCGTCAGCACGCCCTCATGGCCCGTGGTGTGGCCGTGCTCCCTGCGGTGTACGACGATCACGCCATCATGATCGCCGAGCACAACAAGTTCCGCCTGACCCCTGCCTTCGAGCGGATGTCTGAGGAGGACCAGGAGAAGGTCAACCTCAAGATTCAGGGACACGAGACGCTGGCCGCAGAGGCCGCTGCCAAGATGACCTCCCGAGCCGAGGCTGCCCCTGCCCTGGCAGGCGTGCCCACGGCGAACAACGATCCGGTGCCCGAGCTACCTCCCGGTCCCGAAGGCGGCATGCCCCCGGAATTGCCAGCAGGTCCTCCACCCGATAGCGTGGAGGGTGACCCCATGCAGATGGTCCAGGACCTGGAGAATCTGCTCGCATAGACCAAGGACCCGATGCCAAAGAAACTGGAAGAGCAAACAGCCGAAGAGCTGATC